ATCTGCTTTGCAAGCAGAGGGTCGCTGGTTCGATTCCAGTCAGCTCCACCACCTCTAAGGGTTGACAATAGGTATCACTTTTTTATATACTAGCCATAGTTAGTTGATAAAAGGAGATACGATGTCAAAGAACAATAAAAGAAGAGAAATGAAAGGTAATGACCCTTTCACATTGAGTATGTATTCAGGAACAATGGGTGTTTCAATGGATAGTCAATCTTCGAAAGTTTTCTCACCAATGGTCAACAAGAAGTGGAATGCTAAATTAAACAAAGCTTCTGCTGAAGGAGATTGGTCAGAGTTAATTGCCGAAGCAGAGAAATCAAGAACTGCATTTAGAAACAGATTCTACGCTTGACAATGACCTTCACTTTTTAGTATACTAATATTATGAAAGAACAAACAAAAAAAGGAGACACTATGAATTTTCAATATGTAATACACACCCAAAACCTTGAAGAGTATGGAGAGAACTTCCATAAGTTCAAAGGTGGTTCTACATATGTGGTTGGTGCTACAATCTCAAAAGAGATATTTGAGAAAGATGCATATGGTGAAGGCGTGCATGATTACTATGAAGTTCCTAGTGTGACTGAGGCATCAGTGGCTGCTGAGGTCATGAAACATGTAAACAGATACAATGGTCTTAGTGGTTCATTCGACTATATCACTGAGATTGATAAAGTGTATTTACACACTGAGTCAGATGTTGACTTCGAAGGCACCTTTGAAGAACTTTGCAAAGAAAATGCAGAGAAGATTGAAGTAAATTACAATAGAGGAGAACCAGATTTTACACCGTAAAGGGTTGACAGCGACCCTACTTTTTTAGTAGGATAGAATTATGAGAGATAAGAAAACAATAATTTTTGATGTAGATGGCACTATCGCTGATGTCGAACATAGAAGACATCTTGTAAATGGTGATAACAAAGATTGGAAAAACTTTAGATTGGCAACAGTAGATGATACTCCTGTTCAATGGGTTTGCGATATTGCAAAAAGATTTATTGCACAAGGTGATGAAGTTGCCTTCTTTAGTGCAAGAAACGAATCAGAAAGAAAAATTACTGAGAAACAAATTAGTCAATGGATTGGTGATGGTCACAAAGGAGTCTTTTTAAGACCTAATGATGACTTTACACCTGATGATGAATTCAAGTCTGCTCTTGCAGATAAGTTCATTGATATGGGTGGTAAGATTGATTTAATCTTCGATGATAGACAGAAAGTTGTCGACATGTGGAGAGATAAAGGTTTTACCGTAGTTCAAGTCGCAGACGGAGATTTTTAATGAAAGATATGTTCGAGTTTTTAGATTCACTGAGAGAGTCTGGTCAAATTAATATGTTTGGTGCAGCTCCTGTCTTAGTAGATGTTTTTGGTATCAACAAGTTTGAGGCAAGAGAGGTTCTTGCTGCTTGGATGAAATTGCCACATTTTGAGGAGAAAGAATAATGAGTTATCCATTCGGAGAGGTTAATATTGCAGACCCAGGTGAGTTAATACCTGAGGCATTTATTTACAAGTTTATACACAAACCTACTAATCAGTGGTATTTGGGTATGCATGGGTTGAAAGAACATGAGGCATATAATGATGGTGCATATTGGAATTCATCTACTTCTGCCACATTCAATAAGTTATTAGAAGAGAAACCAGAAGAGTTTATATACGAGATTTCACACTTTGGTTCTATGAAAGAAATGTTCAAGAAAGAATTTGAACTCTTATCTAAGATGAGGGCAACCGCCAAGCAGAGAGAACTCTCTTGGAACAAGTGGAATGGGTTCGCACCTGAGTCTGTAGAATTACCAGACTTAGACTTAATCAATAAGTTGGCAGAAGATGCCTATAATCCTGATTCAGATTTAGAGAGATGTGTGGTCAAGATTTCAGATTTAGATAATGTTATCAGATTACAAGTTAGATTTGATACTAACATGTCGCACAAGAAGATTTCAGAATACAAGAATGAGATGAACGCCAATAACTCTACTAAGGGTTTTACTATTACTATTGTAAGATTTGATGGCAGAGAAGTTATTGTTGGTGGTAATCACACCTTAGAGGCTGCTAGAAAGTCAAGATGTTCTACTATTGAAGTTGTCTACATCGATGCAGAAATGACAATGGCAGACTTGCAGGCATTGGGTAATGCACTTAACAGAAAGGTTGAAGTGCAAAGAATGACTACTTCAATTACTGATTGTGCTGGCGACTTGGTCAATTTCTACAATGAAGGCAAGATTACTTCTTTGAAAGATAAGTATGTTGCTGAATACATCAAAGTGACTGGTGGGTTTAAGGGTGCAGACATTTCAAAAGTTAGAAGAGAAGCCCAAGCTCTTATTGATGAGAAAGATTCTTGGAAGAAAGGTAAGACTTGGATTAACTGGAAGTTAAAGAAGAGAGAGAAAGAGAGAAATGACAAATGTTCTGCTTTAAATAGTGATACTACATTTCATATTACACAATCTGCTACATTTAGGGCAGATAGGGTCATTGAGAAGTGGATGCAAGATGCTGACTTTAGAAAGGAGAATGGTTTACCACCAAGAAGTATTATAAAGATATTCATGCATTACGAAACAAAGAAAACTTACGATGATTACAATGACAAGAACCCACAAGGTGGTCACAGAAGAATCATTGAATCATTCATGAAAGGTGAAGGTATCGATACACCAAGTGTTGTATTTGAGAACTTGGAACTATATGAAGATTCGATATAAATACTAGATTATGAATAAGAATTTTAAACCCGATGAAGTTATCGGTATGATTCAGAAGAAAGTTCAACTCAAAAGAGAACTTAAAACTATGAAATCAAATGGCGAAGATAAGAAAGCAGAAGTTGTTTCATTAAAAATTGAACAAATAGATGAAAAACTGCACTCTAGACCGCTATCAAAAAACTAAATAGTATTATAAATCTTAGGAGATACTATGGGTGTATACGCAGACCAATTAACAGATATTAACGCAAAATTAGAGAGAGCACAATACGAATACGATTGTATTGAAGGAACAAAATCAGTAAACATTAAGATATATCTTGATAGTGGTGTTCCTGCTTACACTCAATATGCCAGAGATAATCAAACCCTAGTTCACGAGTGGACTGGCACAGGTGGTTTAGACCAAATGGCTGCAGATTGGAGAAGTGCAAATTCATCAGCAACTTCTGGCACTATGTTTGATATTTGGACTAGTATAACAAATGCTACAACAACTACTAAGAATACAGAAAAAGGTTTACTTTCAGACTTTATAACATATCTTACCAAGAAACAAACTCATTATCAAGCAATCGTAGATAATGGAGAAGACCCATCAGATTTACATTCTTTAGAAGACCTGGCAACTATCGAGGCATCAGCACCGTAGATATATAAATAGTAGTGTTGCATAGCAACTAATTACACGAACAAAAAGTGATACTACTATGGCAGTGAAAAATCTACATCTAGAGCATTTAGAAGACGAAATCATCAACAATGGTATTGATGGTGGTCGTGCATCTATAAACTTCCTACAATCACTTCGAGACATGATGAAAGGCAATTCATCTCGTGGTGTAAACATGACTGTAAAATGGGATGGTGCACCTGCAATATGGGCAGGAAAACATCCAGAGACAGGTCAGTTCTTTGTCGCAAAGAAATCACTATTCACTAAAGCACAACTACATTACACCTCAGAACAGGCGATTAAAGACGCTCCTGAGTTGTCTGGCGACTTAGAAACTAAGTTCTTAGAATCATTCAGACATCTATCTAAACTATCTTGGAACAAGATACTACAAGGTGATTTGATGTTTACAGATTCAGATAAGAAGATGCAGAAGATAGATGGCGTAGATTGTGTCACATTTCAACCAAACACCATAATGTATGCAGTTGATATCAAATCAGACTTAGGTGAGAAGATTGCAAACGCAAAATATGGTATAGTATTTCACACCACATACACAGGTTCAACAATAGAAGATTTGGGTGCATCATTTGGTGCAGACATATCAACACTAGGTAATTCTAGAGATGTATGGATTGATGATGCAACATATAAAGATGTATCAGGTAATTCTACACTCACAGCAAAAGAATCAGTTGCATTGTCAAAGGCATTATCAACAACAGGTAAAGCATTTAGACAAATCAAAAGACCTGCATTGATAAAGTTTATGAAAGTTCAAGACACCATTGCGAAGAAAGGTGCAGGTGCAACATACAAAACATATATGAATACTCAGATAAGAAAGGGTAAATTCAAACTATCTTATGCAGATTACATAAAACATTTTGATGACTATTGGAAAAACAAAGTAGTTGCAAAAGTCAAAATGGAAAAAACAAAAGAACAAAAAAGACAAATGGGTGAACAACTCAGAAGAGAACTATTAGGTTTAAAGGTGTTCATCAATGCATTGACTATATTTCAAACTAATCTAGTTGATGGTAAAGATATAATAATAAAAGGACTAAACAAAGCAAAATCAATAGGAACATTTGTAAGAGACTCTAATGGATTGAAGACAGTAAATCCAGAAGGATATGTTGCAATTGATAACGATGGCAAGGCAGTGAAGTTAGTAGACCGAATGGAGTTCTCACTAAATAACTTTACAGTCGCCAAGAATTGGGACAAATAATGAAAACACTAAAAAGATTTATATCAGAAGCAAAGAACAGACCAGTAGTGTTTGCATTTGGTCGTTTCAATCCACCGACAACAGGACACGCAAAACTAGTTGATGTATTGAATAGACTTGCAAAGAAAGTTGGTGGTGATGCAATGGTATTTACATCACATTCAAACGATAAGAAAAAGAATCCACTCAATCATAAACAGAAAGTAAACTATCTCAGAAAGTTCTTTGGTAAGAAAGTCAAAGTGCCAGATGTCAGTGCAAGAACTGTATTTGAAATTGCAAACGCATTATACAGTCAAGGGTATAGAAGTATCTATATGGTTGCAGGTTCAGATAGAATCAGAGAGTTCGATGCATTACTAAAGAAATACAATGGCACAAAGGCAAGACATGGTTTCTATAAGTTCGATGAGATACAGATAGTCAGTGCAGGTGAGAGAGACCCCGATGCAGATGATGTATCAGGAATGAGTGCAAGTAAAATGAGAGCTGCCGCTGAACAAGGAGACTTCGACACATTCAAACAAGGTGTGGCAAATAAACAGTTCGCAGACAAACTATACAAAGATGTGCGTAAGGGTATGGGCATAAACGAAGATACACACTTACCACTTTATATGCAAGAAGACTTGATACAAGAGGGTGTATATGACCCAGGCATTTTCAAGGCAGTATTCTTAATGGGTGGTCCAGGTTCTGGTAAATCAACAGTAGTGAATCAATTATCATTCAAGGCATTAGGTTTGAAGATAGTCAATACAGATAAATCATTCGAAACAGGTTTAAAAAAGGCAGGTCAAACTCTAGATTTAAAAACTGTGCCTGCTGAAATCAGAGACCCAATCAGAAAGAAAGCAAAAAGACAAACTACTAGAATGATGGACAGATACATTGATGGCAGACTAGGTCTTGTTTTCGATACTACAAGTGCAGATTCAAGTAAGATTAAATTCTACAAAGGTATGTTAGATAGATTGGGGTATGAATCTAAGATGGTGTATGTAAGTGCATCATTAGATAACGCACAAAAAAGAAACTCAATGCGTGCTAGAAAATTACCACCTGAAATAGTTAAGAAAGATTGGGATAGGTCACAAAAGAATATTGATATCATGAAGAAGATATTCAAAAAAGACTTTGTTCAGGTAACAAATGATGATGACTTGTCATCATTACAAAAGAAAACAAACTCATTGTTTAGTAAACTTATGACATGGTCTACAT